CGGTTGATTGGTGGCGATTATGGGAAATATGACCAGAAGTTACCAGCGCAATTGTTGTTGGCTTCTTTGCGTATTTTGATTGATTTTGCGCGTTGTTGTAATTACACGCAAGAGGATTTAGATATCATGGAAGCCATGTCTGGTGATTTGGTGTATGCTATTATTGCGTACAATGGAGATTTGATTAGTTTGAATTCAGGGACACATATATCTGGGAATTCGTTAACTGTGATTTTGAATGGAATTTGTGGCAGCTTGAATTTGCGATGTTATTTTTATAGCAAGCATGTGCCACGAGATGGAAAAGTCTTGCCTTTTCGTGATTGTGTGAAACTCATTACGTATGGCGATGACAATATTGGCTCAGTGCGTCCGGATATTGAAAATTTCACTATCAAGGGTGCTTCAGAGTTTTTGGAAGCCCATGGTCAAGTGTATACAATGCCGGACAAGGAGAGTAAACTCGTGGATTTCTTGCCACCACAAGAATTCGAGTTTCTGAAGAGGGTGAGTGTTTTTCACCCAAAATTAGGAGTCCACGTTGGTGCTTTGGTCGAGAAGTCGTGTTTTAAGATGTTACACTTTTATCTTCGAGACAAGAATAGCCCGGACTCAGAGAGAGTAGCGTGTGCCAAGAATATCGATACTGCTTGTCGTGAATGGTTTAATCACGGCGAGGAGACGTATGAAAAGAGGCGTGAGCAACTCAAGGAAGTAGCAAAGCGTGCTGAAATTGTGCACCTTTGCGAGGAAATAGATGTTAGTTACGATGCACGCGTAGAGGCGTGGCGTGACAAGCATTTGTAGGTAAATAAAGGCGTCGTGTATGCCTATTGTAAAAGCACACCCCGTTTTGCCGATGGGGTTCTAGAGTAAAGTTGAACAGGCATGTGTGTATATGGTTACATATGGTGAAAATGTTTTATATATTTTGTATTTTCGTTAGAATGCTTTGCACATAAATAATATCCTACAAAAAGGGTACCCGTATTTACGGGATGTGGGATTGGATCCCACATCAAGATATGTACTTCTGCAGGTTTAATCGGGCCTGTAGTCGCAAACAAATAGATTGGTAATTGTATAAAAGAAATATGTTTTGATAATAATTGTAATAAATTAGTTTGTATATTTGGTAAGAGTTCAGCAAATGTTAACGCTGAACCTGGTGCTCACATTTCATGTGGGCGAGAAGAAGACGCTGGCCACCCCGGGGCCAGCGCAGTGCAACTACGATCCATAGATGAGATCGAGGAAGCACTTAGAATTGTGGAGAGCGATGCTGACAGCGTATGCACCATATTCGAGCCTCATTCCGGGACAACGGATGACAACATGATCATGAAGGTCGTGGCGAATGAAACCCATCAAAATGTGGGGTTCTCCGACAATGATGATCCATATTTGTATTCGGTCAAAGGAGCGACAGATCCTACACGGACGTTGCAAGATACAACAGGCGATGAGTTGAGTTCTTTCTTTTCTCGCCCTATTAAAATCTCAGAGACTGAATGGGCCACTAACACTGCATTGAATGTCGTATTGGACCCTTGGTCCACCTTCATAGGTAATCCCAGGGTTGTCAATAGAATGACAAACTTCAATCTCTTTCGAGCACGAATGAGAGTGAAGATTTTGATTAACGGCAACAGTTTTCATTATGGCAGGGCGATGGCAATTTATCATCCGATGCATACCAGAGACGATTTCACAACGTTGGGTTCCACTGTTTCTCTGGTCCAAGGCAGTCAAATGCCTCATGTATTTTTAGACCCAACAACATCGACAGGTGGAGAGTTGTGTTTGCCGTTCTTTTTCGAAAAGAACAACGCCAACTTGACATCTCTGGAGTACCAAAAATTGGGACGAATCCACATCATTTCTTTGAATGATTTGAGGCATGCTAATGGTGCCACGGATAAGGCGACAGTTTCGGTATTCGCTTGGTTGGAGGGAGTTGAGCTTAATATGCTCACATCTCTGGACATGGCATCCATTGTGCCCCAATCTGGTATGGAAGTCGATGAAGCGAATAGTAAAGGTATTGTTTCTGGACCGGCTACAGCTATCTCTAAGATTGCTGCCACCCTGTCGGAAGCACCTTACATTGGTCCGTTCGCGATGGCCACGTCGAAGTTTGCTGGTTTGACAGCAGCTACGGCAAAGCTTTTTGGTTATTCAAGACCACCCGTGACGAAAGATCCAGATCCGTATAAACCTGTGACTGTGTCGTCTCTGGCCACTACAACTGTACCTGATGGCGCAGCTAAGTTGACAGTAGATGACAAACAGGAATTGACGATCGATCCGACGATCTCGGGCATTGGACCTGGTGATCCTTTGAATATTAAGCAGATCGCAAAAAGAGAATCGTATTTAACCACATTCAATTGGGATGTTGGAGAGTCGCCTGAGTCGCTTTTGTGGAATACACGCGTGATGCCCACATTGTGGAATGTTGATGGCGCGGCTGTATATTTGCCTGCGTGCGCAATGGCTGCTGTGCCTTTCAAATTTTGGACTGGTACTATGAAGTTCAGATTTCAGGTGGTAGCATCCGCTTTCCATAAGGGAAGATTGAAAGTTGTTTATGATCCAAACTTCATGTCGTCGAATGAATATAACACGAACTACATGGAGATCATCGACATTGCCGAGAAACAAGATTTCACAATAGAAGTCGGTAATGGTCAGCATCAATCCTTGCTAACAAGTGCCACTCCCCAAGGAAGTACCATAACAACATATGGTTCTATTCCAGTTGGGTTGAGTGCTCTTGGCAATGGAGTTTTAAGTCTTTATATTGTGAACGAGCTCACGACTCCAGACACAAGTGCGCCTCGCGACATTCAAGTGAACGTTTTTGTGTCAATGGGCGACGACTTTGAAGTGTTTGTGCCGGACAGTCGTTTCCAGAGCTATGAATTCAAGCCACAAAGTGGCTTTGAGCCACAGTCGGGAGACGAAGGGAGCAAGATGAATGATGCCCTTGTCGCACACGCCCCATCTCCACCCCAGCAAGAGGGGGAGACCGATATTGTTGGGATTGGAGCCACGAATCACGAGCACTTGAATAAAGTGTTCACCGGAGAGGTCATCAAATCTTTCCGGCCCTTGTTGAAGCGATACACGTTACATTCCATGCTAAACGCCACATTCAATTCTGATAGACGCGTTCTGTATGGCAGACGGACGGCTTTCCCATTTTTGAGAGGAAATGTGGCGAGTGCTGTTCACGTGACGTCTTTGGCAGCCCCATATAACTTTTGTAATACGATGTTGCTGCATTGGGTCACTTTGGCTTTTTCAGGATACAGAGGCTCCATTCGATGGAAAATTTGCCCCATGAGTTTTATGGCAAACGATTCTTTACCCATCACACAAGTGCAACGAGACTTGTCCACACGTCATTATCAAAATGGACGAACGGCCATGTTCACTCCTGTTACTGAGAGCCAAATGGCTTTTCAAGGAACAATCGATGCATCCGAGACGCTACCAGCGACGAACCAACCTCTGGGTGGTGCTAAAGGCATGACCCTCACGAATGGCTACGTCAACCCCAATACGGAGTTTGAAGTGCCATTTTACAGTGATGACAGGTTCGTTCCTGGAAAGCGCGAAGACTACACCGCCAGCTTCGGAGATTATGAGTTGAATGTTTTCGACTACAAGATCTTCATGCGTGGCAACAACGAGACGTACATTAATGCTTTCTGTGCTGCGGGAGAGGACTTTCAAGTTTACTTCTGGACAGGATTGCCTCCGGTATATTATAACCCGGATCCACCGTCTCCTTCGGCTGTATAGCCGGCCCGGTACTATGTACCAATGTGTGGCAGACACAATAAATAGCTTTAGAGATAGCTTGCTGCCGAAAAATATCTTTACCACACTGTGACCGTGTGGGTGCTCTATGAGTGAATTGGTCGCGCCGTATGAATT